CTCGAAACGTGTGCAATCCATTACTCACGCAGTTATTTGGTTGCCACAAGAAATTATCAGAAGTCATCTCCCCTTCCTCGTTAACATAATAGCTAACACAGGGGACACTCTTCGGAGAAATTTCATCGGCAAAATTGTTCAACAAATTCGGACAGTCACCACTATTGGAAACGTAAATCAAAGCGAAATCAGTGTTCGGAAGGCGATAAATGCTCTTCGGATCAATGATAAAACTTATAGATTGACCACGCTTCTTAATGGTTACTTTAGTATTGATTTCTGGAATCATGTGGAAAGGTATCATCAAGATATGTGTTCGCACCATAAATGCGTCACAAAATCTGATTTTATCTGCAACTTCATAACTGAAGTACCACAAACTCTTCCGGGCAATACTGCTGTAGTGTTCGATGTCATGCGGAAAAATTCCAGATACTTTTTTCACAGTATTCGTATCTGGTAACCAAACATTCGGCTCTGATTCTCTTTGCTTGATTTCGGCAACACTCTTCGGTTGCAAAACCCCCTGAATGGTGGTCATTGCTCGAAAAGCCTGGACAGTTTTAACAACTCCCCAAATGACTGAAAATCCAGCTATTGCTCCACAAACATATTTGAGATGGTTCTCACGAACCTCTACAAACAAGTCAGGCATAATATCACGACGCCTTTTTACTTCTGAGTAATAAGCCTCCTTCACACTTTCTACAATTGTAGCATAGTATGATAGAAGCCAAACTCATGAATAAGCATGTGATAACAGCCAGTGCAATAGAGAACATTGCGATGAAGCCCACAACAAGACCAGTAGCAGCCCAATAATTGCGAACTGCTTCCTTAATCCGTACGTTGATGATATCTTCATTAAAGAACATAACTAATCCGCGCATCCATGAATTTTCAATCAATTCATCGGGCACATAGTTTGTCCACACAGCGAATTTCGAAGTTTCAAACCAACTAAGCATTTTAATGAGTTGCTTGTTGGTAATATCTTCAATGTTTGATGCAAAGAATCTAGTTTTACGTTCAGCAGTAAGACTCCACTTGTCTGTATACTTTTTCATAGTATGTGCCAATTGAATACCAAAATGAGGTTCAAATGGTGTCTGTGAATCAGTTCCAGATGTAAGTGTAGGAGTACATTTGCAAACTTGAGAGGGTTGATTGCAGTTTTTACACCACGGTATTTTATCTGTCAAATTTGTTTGCTGTTTAACCAAGGCATCTTGCACAGCAAAATGCTTCTTGGACTTGATTAACGCATACTCCAAGAATTTAAAAATGGAGACATTTGTCATGCCTTCCAAATTTTCAAATTCAAATGTGGGAGGTACACGTTTACCTTGCATTTGTGAAGGAATAACGCGCATGAGACGCACGGTGACGAGCCACAGATCTTGAATTTCTGTGGATTCTCCGTAACGCTCAAACACTTTATTCGGATCTAACATATGAGTGAGTTGTCCTTCTTCGTTCACTAAACGAAATTCCTCTTTCACTTTGATATCGACATGCACATGAGCACGTCTACCAATAGAGATAGGTTCGTTCGAAACTTGGTGAGCCAATAAATCCTCAACATTTGTAGTAATCGAAACGCACGCTGGTTCAAGAGAGACCTTGCCTTTATTGGCGAGGTCTGCCATGATAGCATAACGCTTGATATTGTTACATAGTTGAACCAACCAGTCGGATGGAGCTATGTCTACAAAGTCCAATTTAGAATTACCATAGTCATCGATTTTGATACCGGTGACATAGGATCTCATGTTGGACATATGTTTATCATCAGGATTTAGTGTGATAATGTAATCATCACCAGAAGGGAATTTGTTTGCCTTCAAAATAGTGGACATAACCACATCGGTAAATGTGGATTTGCCTACAGAAGACTCACCAAAAACTTTGAAACAATAAGGTGCCATTCGTAATCCTCCACGCACACGGGAAGATTCAAACTCTGTCTGAATCTTGGCCATTTCACGCCAACGATCACACAAGACCTTTTTCTCGATGCCTGGTGAAGCCTGTTTGTACATCTCCTCCAAATCCCGTACGAGTTTTGCTAAATTAGCATCAAACTCGGATTCAGAAATAGAAGCAAATCGACTTAAATTACCATTACGAGCATACTCCCACAAGGAGAGCATCTCGACATATCGTTTTTCGGTCTTGGCCATGGCTGAGGTGTTATACAATAAAGGATTAAAAGAACCTTCATCAAAACACCTATATGCGCCCTCAGCAAAGAAAACAACAGTTTCAATAACAGCATCGATTAGATCGACCGCTGTCAACTGCTTTTCCATTGCACCAATGGCGAATATTTCAACGCCTTTAACATTGCAAGACAGGTCTTTTGTAAAAATACCTAGAGTTACCATCATTGATAAAACTCGAGATACTTTCTTAAAACCAGGATTACAACATACAAGTTTCCAATTAGTCAAACTAGTTGTCATAAGATTTAACCACTCAGGTGTTTTACTACCTTGAGGGGTCATATCTTTAAACAAATCATCAGCAATAACAGATATGTAACCTACCAAAGACCGCGAACAATGGGTCTTGGCATACAATACTGCAACACTTATGAATTGCTTCTTGGAAACGCATTCAGCCAATGCAAAATACAGAGCGATAAGACCTTCAACTTTATCTAACATCTGATCAGATAACTTCTCGGTAACATGAGAAGACAATTTCAGATATAAAGGTGAAAGCACCCCAACTTGGGGTTTAAACTTTCGCAATGCTTTCGCATATTTTTGTTTTTCATTTTTGGACATTTTTGCAAGAGCACGTTTTTGTAATTCGCGCTTCTTGGCTTCAACATTTTTTGCAAATTTATCAGCACAGGCAGATTTGTAAGAATCGGCTTGCGGTCTGAAATGAGGCAAAACATGTTTACAAAATAGATATCGATAATACATATCTCTCAAGCAGAGAAATAGGATTACGAGAACTATACACAACAAATATAAAAAGATAATGCTTAGGGGCATCAAACCGTTAAGAAAAGAATTAAAAGTAAGACTTTAATTTTGGACCAAAGCGTGTCTTAACGCGATGGCTGAAGATTGTTTTGTGAAATTTGTACACTTTACTCGCATGAGGTGTGTACTCTAGCCATCTTCCTAACCCCATTCACTTGTCAGCGAATGTAGGAACTAAATATAGTAATTACCGCCTCTCGGCAAGCTGATACTGCAGCTATATTGTGATCTGAACTGGGTGTTTCCTTCTCAAGGGAAAAATATCACCACAGCGCTCATAACACTCATTTATCGAAACTACAATAAATATCAACGTCATAGACACTAATCAAGGGGATCGCCACATGATCTTTACAATGATACAGTAAAAGATGTAATATAATATAAATGAGAAACCGTCATAACCAAATTAATGGTCGACTGGTCGAATCTCTAATCAGTGATTCATCAAATACCAACACAAAGTAGTGAAAATGAAATTAATACTTATACAAGTAATAACAACAACTATACAATAGGAAATAAATCCCACCATACAGAATTTCGTGTCAGAAATTGGTAAAGCGGCAACTGACGCCGCTATGTAAGGGGTAGATTTTATCAACGAAAAATCTGTAAAACGTAGTTAAAAGGATGATCGGGGTTACCTCTATAGAAGAACCTTCCGGAATCACTAGTGCATTAGAAAATGCATCTAGTGAACCATATATGGAATCAAAAAAGTCAGTAACTAACATACTA